AATAGGTTTTCCAAAATGCTGTCTAATTTTTTCAAGCAATTCTACTAAATGAGGATTAACAAGAACTGGATCTGAATTATCACGACAAGCAAAGTCTTTAACTTTGAAATTAGGAGATAGTTGTTTTTCACCATCTTTAGTTCTGCTAAAATGAACAGATAGTGAAGCATTTTTTTCAGTTTCTTGTGTTGGAAAATCTACACCTCTTGTTACACCCTCACCTCGCTGAACAGAAGGCGAAGGAAAAGTGATAGAACTTGGCATCGTTTGCGGAATTGTTGTTTCAACATCCTTTGGAACAACACCTTTTTTAGTTGATGGTTGAGATTCGGTTGTTTCTTCTTTTTCTTCAAACTCCAAAAGAAAACGTATAAATTCTGTTGGAACTGAATTGGAAACTGAAATAGAAAGGTTAAAATCTTTTATCATCAACTTTACTGACTCCAAAGTTTCACTATCTAATGTTCCATCGGCTTTGTGATTTTTCAAATAACCATAGGATATAAGTATAGACTGAAGAACTGCTATATCTTGATTTCTATCAGAAAGATTAAGAGTTTTTGTTCCTGCAATTAATTCTTCTGAAAAATATGTTTTTACAATATCTTTAATCAGATCTTCTCTTTTATTCTTATTCTTTTCTGCTTGAATTATTTCAATAGCTTGTTCAGCATTTTGAATTTTTATTTCATTCAAAACAAAGTCAGAAAAGTTGTATATGAATTGATTTCTTTTCATAAGAATAATTATATTATACTATATTTTGTGAACCCATTGGATTGATAACTTCGAAGTGCATACCATCTTTGCGTCTCTTGTAGTAGCCACCCCAGAAAAAACCGAATTTGATTGCACTTGGAACAAGTTCTCTAACGCTTCCTTTTTCTCCGACAGCAGGAGGTGTTTTGTATAATCCATTATATTTTGTGTTTATATCAAAAGCAACACCATAAGCATGATTACTTAATGTTGAATTACTACCTCTAATAAATCGAGGATAATATAAACCATTGAATGTGATTATTCTTGACAATAACCCTAAACTCTCCCACTCTGCCCAAAGACCAATCATATTTTTAGCAGCCAATCTATGACATCTTTGTTTAGTTGATCGTGGATGTTGTATTCTTGCAAGTTGGGGTATATCAATAGTAATGATATTATCTTTTTCAAAATTGTTAGTGATAATTATACCATCACCACTACCTTTTCGTGTAAATTCTATTTTACCATACAATCTTTCTGCATCAGATGGGCTAAGATATTTGATATTTGATGGTTGTGGTGGCCAATTATACTTGTCTTCAAATGCTTCTTTTGGAAGATTTGAATTAGTTTGGTGAATAAAACTTTCTGTATTTGTAGGTATTCTATATTCAACAAATAGGTTAATTATGTTCTTACCTAATGACTGATTAACATCCACATTAACATCAAAGTTTTTAGCAAATGCTTTTATTCCATTCATTGTGTTAGAATCAAGTTTTCCACTCATTTGCTCGACTGTGAGAAAACCTAATCCAACCAAAAGAGTTTGTAGGATTTTTGAATCTTGACTTTCATCGTTTAGTGTCAAACTTTTCTGTCCCGATAGCAACTCATCAGAAAAGAAATCTCTACTTACATACTGAATGATTGATTTTTTGTCCTCATTTGTAGTAGATTTTTTAAGTGCTTCTATAATCTCTTTTGGAGTTTCTAATTGAACAGGCATAGTTTGTTTTTAGTTTTCATTCATAAGGTTGAAAAGTTCAATAGCATAATTCTCAAAAACTATTGGAATAAGTATTGAAACTCCTTTTTTTGCATCACTTATGAAAAAGAAATCCAAAGGGTTTGTATCATAAGGAAACATAACAACATTCTCTAATTGGTTTTTATAGACTGAATCCTTTCTCTCAAATATATTCATTAGCAAACTTCTGAATGACTCAATTATCATATTCTTATCTGAACTTTTGATTTTATCAATAAGTTTTTGTTGAATTTTATTTGGAGTAGCCATTATGCTTTCAACATTTGAAATCTGTTTGTTAAGTTCGGCTACAAAATTACTTGAACGAATTACTTTCTCTGCATTTGTTTTTGGCTGTTTTGCTCTCTCTTCTGAAACATTAATTTCTGATGAGGGAGATGTTATTTCGGTTGATTCAGTCTTTTCAGATTGCATTTCTTCGCCACTAGGTTCTTCGACAATTTTATCTTCGGGCTTAATTGAATTAGAAATATAAGTAAAGAAATTATTGAGTATTTCAGTATTATCATTAATTGTTTTTGCTAATACTTTACCGAAATTACCATCACTTTCTTTGTAATAGAATAAACCATCAACTTTTTTTGATTTTAACAAAATTTTATTAACTAAATCTTGAGCACTGATTGATTGCAAATTGCCTCCAATAATTTCATCAAGAATGTTATTTACAAAATTGAATATCAATTCACGCTTTTCTTGATTGCCCTTTATTGATTCAATCAAACTAAATATTCTCTGTTGCTCAGGAGTTTTTGCTTGACCTCTTTTTACTCCAGTAAATATAGCATCTGTGGTTTCTTTAACAATTTCTAATTTTCTCTTTTGATTTTCTTCATCTGTTATTTCATAAGAGGGTTTAGTATTAGATGTAGCTTCTTCCTTTTGTTCTTCCTTAGGAGTTTCTTCAGATGGTGGTTGAATAGGCAATTCAGAAATGTTTTCTTGCTCAATTTCTTGAGTTGCATCAATCATCCTCTCTAACTCTTCTTTGGGAGTTTGAGCAAGTTCACTTTTCCAAGATTGCAATAATTCTTTACGATCATAAGGAGCATTACCAAATACAATAACTGAACCTTCAATCCCTTCAACTGATATTTCAACAACATCAGCATTTTCAAGTTTTTTACTTTTAATCAGTTTTTCGATGGCTTTCATTGGAACACTTATATTCCTTGACAATGTAGAAAGGAATATGAGTCCAGGCGTGTCGGTTGTTTTATCATAATCAAATTCAGGATATTCAACAAGGTATCTTGTAACTTGAACATAAGCATTATCCAAATTATATTCAGGTTTGCTCATATCCTTATCACCTGTCAAATAGTCCATAAAGTCAGAAAATATAGACTCATACATATATCTTCCAGACTGCTTTCTTGGTCTTTTGGGCTTATATGATCCATAGTCATATTGCTGAAGATAAGATGAAAATGGATCTACTTTATAGTTTTGAACATACTTACCATACTCTGTTCCCATCTTTGATGATGGTAGAATAAGCAATACACTTCCACTCCATACTTTTGAGGATAGTCTTGTAATCACAAGATTTTCAATGTTCAATTCCTTAACAACCTTTTTCAAATGCTTTTCAGTTGCTACTATTGACTTTGAAAGTTTTTCCAAAGGACATAAACCAGGCAACCCTGTGCTCGTTTCATACCCATATTGAGGATTATTTTTCAAAAAGATTTGAATACGCTCAAGCGTTTTTTTGTATTCTTTATTGCTTTTGTCCTTCAAAAAGTCCAAAAACGATTCATGAACATTAGAATATCTCATAGATTAAAATTATATTTCTTCGTGGCTAACTATTGCAAATTTAGACTCACCGACTTCTTCGATAGGCATATTTTCTTCACTATTGATATAGCGAATAGCACCATCAATCAATGTATATTTACCAGCAGGAAATGAATTGTTCAAGTTACTCTTTGTTGTAAAGCGAATAAGCAGTTCAATCTCTTTAGCATTTGATTTGCCTGATATATTTGAAACAACAAGGTTAATTTGTGCATATTCTATTGCAGGTCCGAAAACACCTAGTCCTGCCCCTGACAAAGGATTTGAAGTAAATGTCTGACTATCACCATAATCTCTATGTAGAGAAAGAACCTCAACTTTAACTTTATATGGCTTCAAAACAACACTATTAATATGCTTTTTGATGGTTTCCAAATCCTCTTTCAAAGGTTCACCAGCAATGACCTTTGCTTCATTGACTTTGGTTTTTTTGTATTCTTCAAAAATTCTCATAAAATTGGACTAATTTTTAGGTAATCTATATATCAAAAAAACCCCAGAGTTTCTGAGGTTATTTTGATTTCACCACTTTATACTTCAGGTTGCCCTGAACCTTCTTCTGTTGAAACTTCTTCATCGCCAGGTTTATCACCTGCTTTCTTTTCTTTTTCCTTTATCATAGATCTATTTTCTTGAAGTTCTTCACGAGTAAGATTCAAGAAATTCTCCATTGCAAAGTCCAAGTCAAAGTAAGAGTCATCCTTCGTTTTTGGAATACCAAGCAGTTCATTGATAGCGGCAACTCGTTTAGACATAATTTCAACTTTTCTTTGAGTTTCAAAGCTATTATCTCGATTAAATTTAATCCCAACACTTGATCTAAAAAGATGATCGCCTTGAAATTCAGGATATTTCATCAGAATTTGTAGAAGTAAAGGTTTAAGCATCAATTCTTGAAAACCTGAACGTAATCTATTTACAAAATTGTGAAAACGAATTTCATCACGCTGAATACCCTCTGCCGATAAACTTAATGCAGAACCACCTTCAGCAAAACGACTCATAGGAATTTTTGATGCTCTGCGAAGTTTATTTTCAAAATATTTCAAGAAATCGGTATTTGATAAGTCAAGAGTTTGTCCAGCAATAACTTCAATATTTGGAGAGTTTCCATCTTTTGATGGAAACATAAAGTGTTTGAAGAATGGAATAGAAGGTCTACCATTGATACTCAATGTTCCATCAGCATCATTGAAGAAAATCTCTTCTTTATAGTTATTCAAGATTTCTGAAAGTTCTTGCTTTGCTTTTTGCGGAGAATTGCTTCCGATTGGAATTGTCATCTTCAATCGCATCTGTGCATACATAATATGCCACATTACTTTTGAGTTTTCAATAAGACGGAGAAGATTGAGAGGTCTGACAAGACGCTCAACATAACTTACTCTATCCATTTGCATATTTTGAGCATATGCAATATAAATTATTGTTGAATCGTAGATAATTCTTTCGGAATCATTTCCTATTTTTTGAATCCATACTATGTATTCTTCGCCATCTTCTCCAAGCATCGTTGAGAGTTGTAATGTAGCAGGGTCAAGTTTATTCAATGCTATGACTTCTTTACCATCTTCATCAGTAACAATTTCAAAAGCCAAAAATCCATCTACAAGATATTGCCTAAATAGATTCCACGCTTTTGTATTATTATTAAACTCAAACTTTACATAAAGTTTTTTGAACTCTTCATGAATAGCATCAACAATTTCTTCTTTTTTTTCTTCATTCAAGAATGATTCCAAGCCCTTTGTATCAGGGTAACAAAACCAGTTTTTATCATCATACACAATCGCTTCGTCAGAAATTGTATCAAGAATTTCTACAATTTCATCATTCAAAGAAAAAGAGCGAAGAAAATCTCTTTTGGTAATATAATTGGAATCATAAACAGCAAGAGCTTTGAGTCCACCTATATCTTGAATAGCCATTGCAGAAAGAAGACGCTGATCCCATTGTGCAGAAGAATAACCTCCGTAGATGGAATGTCCAAGAGTTCCTGCTCCACCTTGCGTTGTTTCGGTTTCTCCAGCACCTTGCCTTCTTTGAATTATTAAATCATCATAATACATTCCAAATGAAGACAACTTTCTTACATTGTCTGCTGGTCCTGATGTAAAGCCATAAGTTTTAGCTCCATCCTTTGATACAAATCCTGCCATATTAATCTCGTTTAGTTATCATTGTGATTGAATTTGAGAAAGACTTTTACTACCCATAACTCCAAATGGAACTAATAGAGGTAGCCATTTCCAGTCTTCATAATCTATGGGAACAACACTTGATGCTCTCAATTTTGACCAAATATAAGATTCTCTCGTCTTCGTTACATTCAGTCCCATATTTCCTATATATCCTTTTACAAATTCGTTCAATCCTTCCATAGAGTATTGAGAGAAATCAGATCTTCCTAATCTTTCTTTATTTTCATCTATGTATCTTTGAAAAAAACTACTTATTGCATCAATAAACATTGCTCTATGTGATGAGTTCCAATAATTGAGATTGAGTCCAAATAACATCATATCAACATTTTTATAGGGAACTGCCTCTAAATGAAACACAATCGGATAAACATCAAAATACCCTTTTGTAGGTTTTGTTTTATTGTCATTGATTGCGAAGTAAATCTTTCCTTTAGGAATTGAACTTGCTTGCGTATAAATTCTTTCTTTCAAAGGGTGTGTTTGCATAAAGTATTTCTGACGAAACCATTCTTGCAATTCCTCACCTAACTCTTTACGAGCTTCTGACAATCCTTTTTTAAGTGTATTTATAGCATCATTGTTCATAGAATTATATGAGTTATTGTTTTAATGTTTCAAAATTAAAAGGCGGTTCAACTAATTCAAATTCATATCTATGCACACAATCTTTTCCTAAAAATGGTTTTGAAAATTCATCTTCAATCAAATCTTCCCATTTTCTTTCGCTTTTATGACCCCAACCCCCAACTTTTTTGAGCAAATCTTGTTTTGTCCTTACCCAAGAAAAATGATGTATGTAACTTTGATTCATATATTTGACTCCAAAACAACTCGTAATGTTGTCTATAACAGCATGACCACCTCTATCATGCTTTGTGAAAACATTATTCTTATTAAGAACTTTCTTTGCTACAACAATATGGGCTTGTTCTTGAACTTTACTTCTGTATGTAAAATCCCTAAAATACCAATACATACTCAAAGCATAACTTTTATATGTCGTCCAAAATTTTTGAAAATTATCAGTATATGAACTCAAGAACAAATCACCATCGATTATTTCATCTGCATCAAGTTGCATGATATAATCTGTTTTACATTTTTCAATTCCTATCCATCGAGAGTAGCAATTCCAATAAAAATCGAATGGAGCATTATTATTCCATTGATATTCAAGTATTTCAATATTTCTGTATTGGGAACAAAAATCCTTCAATTCATCAATTGCTTTCTTATCTTCAAGTTCACCTGTGTAAAGATGACTTGAAACTGAAATAAAAATGTTGTTAGCAAATTTTTGACATTGTTTTATATTCTCTTTAATAAAGAGTTTATCCAATGAGCAATACGGCATTACGACATCAATCATAAGAATTTATCTCTTGAATGGCCAATTTTCTTCTGTTAAAACGACATATTTCATATTTCTGTCCAAAGCCCATTTCATTGCGGCAACTTGCTTTGCTTTATTAACATGATACATTTTTGTCAATTCTGCATGACGCAAAAGTTTCTTTTCAGTAACTCTACCTTCCAAAATGGGTTCTTTACTGATTTGATTACTTGGCTTAATCTCTACAATATAACGATTTATTTTGTTATCGTTGTCCAATACCTCAATAAAAAAATCTACATTGTAGATATGCTCTCTATGGTCTATTGGAGAAATATACTTGATTTTAACGGGTTCAGAACCCCATCGTGTTATTTGTGGAGTTAAATCACAAAGAATCATAAACTTTCTCTCCCACGAAGAACGAAATATCACCACTCTCGGATCACCCGCATATTTTTCAGGATTATGAACTTTGTAATATCCCTGAACAAATGGTCCTTTGGAATTAGGTTTCAGTTTCTTTATGTCTTTCATAAACATTGTTTTGATTTTAGATATATATTGAGATTATGTTTCACATTTATTTTTTCGTTTATGAGTTCAAGTAGATATAAAAGAGATGCAAAGAGTATTTTCAACGAATTGCAAAAGAATCTGATTAGTCCTGAAGAAGAGGAGGTATTTCAGAAGGTTGCTGATCGTTTGAATGTTTCTTATGAAAGTGAAAAGGCGGTAAAGGAACAAACTGAAAAAAGAAAGGTAAAACATAGAACTGTCAGATTAGATGAAGACATACTGACATTTGCCAATCAGACTCTTTTATTGAGAGCAATACTTTCTAATGATATTGCAAAAACCGAAGGATTAAATGAGTTTGTTAGAAACTTGATTAAAGAAGAATGGAAAAGACTTTTTTCTACCTATGAAAATCTTCGTAAAGAGATTGAAAATGAAGAAAAAGGTAATTTGTAATTCATAATCAGATATATACAAAACATCAACTAAAATATGATTCACTATGAAAACATTTACACAAACAACTGAACAATTCCGCAAACGGATCTATGAACAAGATGCAGATGCAGCTAAAGAAAAAGCAGTCAAAAACTATTTGACTAAATTGTATGAGTTCAACATCAATTCTATAACTGAACTTAATGAAGAAGAATTGGTTAAGTTTGTTCAATCACTCAAATCAATAGAGAGATAATATGCTACAATTTTTTCGGCATATATTTCAGAAAAAGCCGAATACAATAAAAACTCTTGAAATTTTGGATTTATCTGATGAGAGTAATACCCCTCAAAGACACGATTTTGAAGAGTTTTCAACTACAAAGTATTGCACAATTTTAGGCAGAGTTGAATCTAAAAGTGATTGTAGTTATGAAAAACTCAAAATTGCATGGAGAAGTCCAAACAGGATTAAAAAGGGTGATTTAATAATTCTTAATAAGAATGGTAATTTGAAAACCCTAAGACTCTTACAAATACTAAAAGAAACAACTGATGAGAAAATTGGTATTGTTTCTACGCTAAAGTAAAAAAAGCCCATCAAAAGATGGGCTTTTCTTATATTGATTAGATTTGATTAGCTTATTGTAGCACCTAAAACATTTGTAAGAATCCATGCTGTGCCAGTCCAACGAAGTTGAACTGATTGATAATCATAAGGAGTATTACTAAATTGGATAGTTTCAGTTGTCAAATTCGCAATATTTACATTATCCATAAAGACACCTGCAATAGCAGCAGTCTTTACTATAATTTCTAATGTCTGCCCTGTTGTATTCCCAGAAGGCAATTCAAAAGATAAAACATCCTTCGTTGTTCCATTATATGTAGTAAAATCAAGAAGAATAGAATGAACTCCTGTTACTGCAAGTGTTGCTTGTGTACCACTCACAGTAGCAAATGAAGCGGGATCAGCAGCTTCAATGAATGAATTACCAAAATCTTTACAAACAATCTCACCATCAAGAACAAGTTTTCCACTTATATCAAGTTTATTTGATGCATTACTGAGCATAACATCCCCTCCCGTTACGGTAATACCTGTTGAAGATGAAAGAGATGTGGTGCTAACACCACTTGTTCCACTAATTGAGAGATTTCCACCGAACACTCCCGATGCTTCACAAGTAAAGAGAGTTGTTGATGTAGGGTTAGATCCTCTTTCTACATATGAAGATGTAGAAACCAAAGCACCTGTTGAAGAATTCAAATAACTTTCAAGTGAATCAATTGATGTTTTTACAGCCGTAAAGTTGTTATTTATGATTGTTCTTGAAGCCGAAAATGAATTCGTAGCCAAAATTGTCTGTAATGTGATAGCCATATTTTTATTGGATTTTTATATTTACTCTATATATCAACTTTTGAAAAAGAAATTTTACACAGCCAAAAACCAAGTATCTTCTTCTTTCAATTCTATTTCATCTGCCAAAGAATTTATCACCCAAGTATTGTTCTCCCATTGTCGTTTTTCAACGAATTTGCAATCATAAACATTTGTTCTGATTATTTGTAATGGTTGACACTTATATTGAGTATAAGGATTGTTTTCATTGAAGACATAAAATTCTGAATGAGGATTCTTTTCAAGTTTATCTATCTTTTCAGAAAAGTGAAATGTATATGAATCTCCATTCTTATCAATGGTTACTTTAGGCAGAATATTTGCAGTATGACTCATTTTTGTTAATAAAAGGGCATTAAAGTCTCTATTCTCAGGGGTATAATTTATATCTTCAAGTAAGCACTTGAAAAGAACAAGATAAATAATTGCATC